TGTCCGGCGTCCCCCCTGTTTTTTTCCTTTTTTCCTTCCCCCCCCTTTTCCTTTCTCGTGTTTTTTTTTTTTTTTTTTTTTTGTTATTCACTTTTAAATCATCTTAAAGATTTTGATGATCCCCTAATCGGAATATAGATATATGATTATTCGCTATAGCCGGATCGAAAACATGACGACTTTGCAACAACTCTAATGAGGGAAAAGAGTGGAAGATTTCCTCCGGAGTCATCTTCGTTTTCTTAATTATATTACGAATAAAATTATGTTTAGTAGGATCTTTAAGCCACTCCAAATAAATATCATACGGAGTCATTGGGCTAAGACCTGAAGCATACTGATTTACAGTCCTACATGCTTCATAAGCTACTAAGTTGGTACCCATCGTATCATGAGCGATACCAACCGATTTTATAATGGCGCCAAGAATTCCTTCTTCTTCTGTAATGGCACACATCCTAATCATAGATTCTACATAGGGCTTAAAGGGCAGGACTGGAGCAGAGTCCGGAGACAAAAAATTAGCAATAAAATATCTCTTTAAAAATTTTGGACCAGCATAGGTCAAAGTGCCGGTATTATGATTGACCTCAGATAGAAACTTTTCATATTCTTTATAGTCTCTTAATTCCATACCTAAATACTCTTTAAGAAAAGCAGCGAATGAGTTAGCTCCCATCATTCCGCGCAGAGCTTTAGGGAAACACCAGATATGGTCATCACCATAAACAATTATAGCTATAAAACCATGAATAAGACACCTATGAATGTATGGAGCAGCATGAGGATAAGAATGCTTAACATGCTCACAATACAAAAAAAAAAAATAAGTGCCATTATCCATGAATCTCCATGAGATGTCTCTTTACCCCCAGAGTACATCACACCTCTAATTAACCTCCAAATTGTGCCTGGTTGGAGCGTAACTTTATTAGTAACATGATACATTAATAATAAATAGAGTCGTTTCAAAGCTCGCCTTTGTTCGGCGTTCATACCTTTCCAATTATAATATCGTGAACCAGCAGCAAGGTATAAATATAATTGCCAATCGGTGATATGTTTATCTAAACTCGTAATATCACCATCTACCCAAATGAGATCAGGATTGAGATAGTTAAGATACATAGCTATCTGCCACCATCCTCCATTTATGGGCGTACATCCTATTGCCATAAGGCATCCCCGTTCCAATTTCATTCTATCATCATGGAGAAATTGTGATAGAAGCGTTAACGTTATGCTAGGTATGAAAAATTCTCTAGCTTTCTGTATAGCAAATATTAATTCACCATATTTTTTTTCATACAACAAACGAATTTCTTGTTTCCACTTAGTAACATTAAGAGGTAAAAAATTTTCTATTATCTCATCTATCTCTTGCTCGGTGCAGATTGCTCTAAAAATCTTATGCAGCTCCCGAGCGCCAGCCTCAAATAAATGAATTTTTTTTCCAGAATTGCTTACCATAATTTTGACATCAGAGCCATATATACTCGCTGTAGGAGTATTTAATATTCCTCCGGAAGTACCAAACTTTACCATAGGAATCATCATCTTAGGATGATAGCGAAATTTGAGAGTGCCATAATACTGCTCTGTTTTCAACGCTTGAAAAAGATAAGTCATAGCAGGAGATACATATGCTCTTATCTTATTATAAGTAGGACCTCTCTGAGCAGCGTTAAACGAAAACTCTCGAAGCAACCTTACTTGTTTAGGAATACTAATATCATTAGTTGAAAAATAGAATAAAGGGAAAGGACCATTAGGAGTATCAACTTTCTGAGTCAAAATAAAATTGACAGAAGTTCTTTGTCGGGCCAACGCCTCCAGCGGGCCCATTTTTTCTCTTTTAATTAAACAAAGATTATCTTCTATTACTCCATCAACCAATCTAGATACCGTATCAGAAATGGGATGTAATCGCACTTCCGCAGGCCTCAACTCATTACGATGTCGAGTCATAGGGCGTAATGCAATCTGGGAAGGAGGAGTATAAAACTCCTTCATCCAATTATAATACATTCCCATGTGAACAGCGTGTTCTTCTAAAATAGTTTTTCCTTCGAGTTGCCGAATAGAATATCGCGTATGATAATGACAGTATACAAAAGCATACATATCTTCTCTAGTCTCATAATCCTTTTGACAAATCAATAGATCCTTTACTCCTTCTACAGTACATTTTATTAAAATACCACACTCTTGACGATGTCGATCACAGTATACATGTGAAAATTGCATTCTTCTTGCTGGGCGATAAAACAAAAAATTAGTTACTACTCTTTTAGGTAAATCTATCTTTACCAAATAGAAAACAAAAAGTGATAGTGGTTTGAATCTAGTCTTTTCGCGCTGAAAATTGTCCAGGG